TTCGGCGGCTGGCAGCATGAGCAGCGCGGACAAAACAAAACTGGACGGCATTGCGAGTGGCGCGGAAGTAAACGTCAACGCCGACTGGAACGCATCCAGCGGTGACGCGCAGATTCTAAACAAGCCAACCCTCGGCACGGCAGCAGCAGCAGCGACTACGGACTTTGCGGCGGCTTCGCATACGCACTCTGCTTCCGCCATCTCCGACTCAACCACCGCAGGCCGCGCTCTGCTCACGGCGGCAGACGCAGCGGCACAGCGCACATCTCTCGGCCTCGCCGCCTCGGCCACCACGGACACGACCAACGCCAGCAACATTTCCAGCGGAACGCTTGCTCCTGCGCGGATGGGCAGCGGCACACCTTCGGCCAGCAACTTTTTAAGAGGCGATGGTAGCTGGCAGACGGTCGCGGCGGGCGTGTCTGGCAGCACATCCACCGACAACGCCATCGTCCGCGCAGACAGCACGGCGAACACGGTGCAAGAGTCTGCCTTGCTTTTGGATGATGCGACCACAAGCACCCAAGCCAATGTCGCCATCCGCAACAATCACAGCCAAACAAACTCGGCTTTGGTGCTGACGCCGAAGGGCACGGGCTCGTTTATTGTTGGGCCAAAGCCAGACGGAACATCTACTGGCGGAAACTCAAGAGGGGCCAACTCCGTAGATATTCAATCATCGCGCAGTGGCGCGTCACAGGTGGCCTCTGGAACCCGTTCAATTGCGATAGGCACACTAAACACGGCAAGCAACACAGAGTCCGTTGCTATTGGATATTCCGCCACCTCAAGCGCCATCGGCACTGTCAGCTTGGGATCGCAAAATAATGCCACGGCAAATTATGCCGCCGCACTCGGCGGGCAAAGCAACCAAGCCAATGGCAGCGATTGGTCATGTGTGGCTGGTGGCCTATCTAACACAGCATCGAACAATCTTTCATTTGTCGGCGGCGGAACCGAAAACACAGCATCGGGTTCTCATTCTTTTGTTGCTGGCGGTCAAAACAACCTTGCATCGGCAACCAGATCATTTGCTTGTGGTGAACGATCTGTCGCTGATCGCTACGGAATGTTTGCCCACTCCGCTGGCCGCTTCGCCGCAAATGGAGATGCGCAGCGCATTCGCGCTGTCCTTCGCTGCACCACAAGCAACGCCACGGCAACAGAACTGTTTTTGAACGGATCTTCGAGTCGCCTAACTATTCCCACCAACAAAATAATGGCGGGAATCATAAACATAGTCGGCACAAAGACGGACGGGGCGACTGTTGCTCACTATGTTCGCCAGTTCTGCGTGAAAAATGTCAGCGGGACGAGCAGCGCAGTTTATACCGCACAAACCATTGGGACGGACAATGCTGCGGGAACAAGCATCACTTTCAACGACCCTGACACCAACGGCGATGCGCTGTCAATATCTGTGACTGGTATTGCCAGCGAAAACTGGAGATGGGTGGCCTCGGTGGATGCCGTTGAAATTACCAGAACCTAATATGAACGCCCCAAACTCCATGTTCACAGTCGGCCTTGTGCCGTCACAGCAACTCGTCAGCCTGCTCACCGATGACGAAGGCAACTGGCGCGATGTGCCAGATGGCGAAACGGTGTTGCCGCTAGTCAAAATCCCGAAACCCGAAACGGGCGCATGGGAGCCGAACGTGGTCTGGTTTGCTGATCGCGTGGAGCGGCAGTGGGTCGAGGGAACGCCTGCGCCTGTGGCTACGATGACCGCCGAGCAGGCCGTCAGCCAATACTTTTCCGCCTACCAAATCGCCGCCCTGCAACGCCTTGAAATGGCCCTGCTCCAAGCAGGTAAGCCCCTCGGCCCGAAGATGACCGCCTGCAAGCAGTGGTTGGAGAGCGTGATGCTTGGGTGGGCGATGAATCCTGTCGCTGCACCAGCGGAGAGCTTTGGAAGTCCTACGGCTACGTTTGAAGAGGCCAGCGCGGAGGCTGTGGCTGACCTCTCCAGCCCGAACCCCGAAACATAATAATCGCCTAGAAATCCGAATCCAGATATACTAAATAGAAATGGCTTCCCTCTCTGCATATTACCCATTACCAGTAGTCAAGGGCACTACCGCTGGCACTTATGCCGAAGGTAATGATCCTCGCTTTGGGGATGGCCTTGCCGAAGCTCCCGAAGACGGAATTATCTACGGAAGGAAAGATGCGGATTGGGTAGATATTACGGAGCCTGCCAACCTTCAGATTCGGCGCGGGACGGCAGCAGAGGTTAATGCAATTACCCCGCTAGTGGGCGAGCCTGTTTGGGAAACAGATGCAAAGAAACTTGTAATTGGAGATGGGGTCACGCTTGGAGGGGTTCTCGCAAGTAAGTTTCCATTGGATGGAACCCCAATGAATCCAACAGGAACAAGCTCAAGCACCCCATCCCAAGGGTCGGTATTTCTTTCAAGTGAAGTAGAGGCAATTGGCGGAACATTTTTGGGTGGCCCATTTGTAGTTGGAAACGCACGGGGGAATGGGGCTGTTGATTTTCAGGGCGAAAGAACGGCTGCAACCCAAGTTGCTTCTGGTGCCTATTCATTCATTGTTGGATCAACAAGATCCACGGCCAGTGGAACGAGATCTGCCGTTATTGCGTCATCAACTTCAACAGCCAGTGGTTCGCAAAGCCTTGTTTTGTGTGGTGGGTCTGGAAGTTCTTCAACTGGAATTGCTTCTCTTTCGGTAAATGGAAATGCTGCTGCTGATAATGCATCAGCCTTTCATGGTATTGCTGATAGATTTGGAATGTTTTCCCATGGTTCGCGTGGAGGCGTTACTAATTTTGGATCAACAGAAAGAGCGCAAGCTGTTCAATTTCTTTTAAAGGGAAGAACAACTAATTCAACGCCAACAGAGTTGATTGTTAACTCCGCTACATATCTTACAATCCCAACCAATGTTGCATTATTCGGACAGATCGAGATTTGCGCCATTGAAGAAACAAATGCTACGGAAGCCGCGCATTTCATTAGGAAGTTCGCAATTCAAAACCTTGGTGACTCTACAAGCCTGATCGGAAGCGTTACCACCATTGGAACAGACTATGAATCAGACTCTGGATATGATGTTTTGATTGCAGCAGATGACATTACGAATTATTTAAAGATTGAGGTTACTGGAGACGCTTCAAAAACACTTCGGTGGATGGCCGTTGTTCGGGGAGTCGAGATGGATATTTCCTGATTATGGCCATAGAGCCCTCAGTCAACCATCCTGTTAATTGCGGACTGGCCACAACCCCTTCTTTCGCGAGGCAGTTTGCAAAACAAACCGTAGCAGATCGATCTATTGATGTGTTTGCTTCCGCCTCAATGAGGGGGATTAGCTCTCCCGTGGGAACTACCACAGAAATAATAGGTGATATCAATTGGTTAAAAGAAACATTTTCAAATTCCGTTTCTGATTGTGACGTTTCGATTGTTGGTCGCGCACCCAATTGGAAAATTAAATCTGTAAAAAGTTCAAACACTTCAATCTTGTCGAATCCAGATCCAATTAATCCGCTTAAATTGTTTTATCAATCAAATGGAACTGTTAGTGTTGAGGTTGAGTTAACAAGTGGCGAAAAATGTGCTGATAGCTTTACAACATATACTGAATCTTTATCCCCAACAGTATATACATTTAACAATTATCTTAGCGGATCTCTTGCGTCACACATATACTCTCAAATTTCATCAATTGCCAATGGCTCAACATCTTCTCCAAGCCACTACCAACTATATTCAACCTTTAATCAATCAAGTAATACATTCGTAAAAAATTCTGGTTTCTGGGCTTCGTCTTTAGATTTTTCAGGGGTTTCTGTAAATAAAGTTGGAAGTGGCGGAGTCACGGGTGTAGTCATGGTCACTCCTCGCCATGCAATTGGCGCGGCTCACTATGCTCCACCATATGATCCAAATGGTGGCCCGATTGTTGGAGACAAAATATATTTTTGTGATCCCTTAAATAACACAATAGAAAGAACTGTTGTTAGTGTTGTTAATTCCGCTACAAGTGATTCACGAATAATTAAGTTTGATTCTGACGTTCCTCAGTCTATAAAAAAATACAAATTACTTCCGTCTAATTGGAAAAACTATTTTCCAGTTGACGCCGTTGTCAGCATTAATCCAAGATATAATCTATACACATACAGGGCAGCACAGTTTGTTCCAATTATCGCAATGAGCCACTATAGATGGGATAATGATTGGACATTACAAAGATCTAATAGATATGCATATATCTATCAATCAGGTATTCAATGGACTGTTATGTCTCCTAATCCAGAGACAAGGGCACTTGGTGGTGGTGGTTATGTAGGTAGTTCTTATTTTGGAGGTCAGTTCAATGACTATAGCGGAAGTCCTTCTGGCATTCGTGGTGGAGACAGTGGTCTTCCGTGTTTTTATACAATTAACGGAGAGTTAATATTTGCATATAAGCATTTAAATGGAGACCCGTCTACAGGATCGATAATTAATTCGTGGCTTCTTTCGGAAGATCTTACCAATATTCAAAATGCTATAAATTCTCTTGGATCAGAAGGGCACAGTTTACAAACGGTGAATCTTTCTGGATTTACGGATTTTTCTTCCTAGTTGACTTAACCAACTCTTAACCTTACACTTCTCTACTTTCTAATGGCTACATCATCAAGCGGTAATGCTGAACTGGAAAATCTGAACGAGGCGGGATCTCCACCCCCAAAGCGGATCAAGTCCTCCGATAATCTTATCTCCATTGCGGATAAGTATATCGAACAGGACGAGGATGCAGCGTATCTTCGGGCGCGGGCGCAAGCCTTGGTCAATGGCGAAGCGCCATACGATGCAGAAGAGCTTAAATCCAAAGGACTTACGCATGTAGTTAATGCCAACTTTGGGGAGGCTAATGCCATCATGGAAGCCGCGCTGGCCCCGTATATCGAACTACAGAACGGAGTGCCCCGCATTGCCAACGTCATTATGAATTCCTATGATGGGGATTCTAACGAAGATTCTGAGATCATCTCTGAAGAGTTCGACTGGATGCTTAAGGAGTGGAGCGACCATGCCTATAACATGCAGCTTCTTTCCCGCGAGTTTGTCGGAGATGGAGTAGGTGTTGCTATGTGGCCCGACGAACGATCCATCTTCTGGGAGCCATGTGGTCTCAAAGACTTCAAGGTTGCCCGTGACACCAAGGTATCTGATGAGTCTATCGAAGTAGCTATCGTCCAACGCTCCATGAGTGTGAGTGAGCTTTACCGCTATATCCGCAATCCCAAAGCTGCTAAAGAACTAGGCTGGAATCTCAATGCGGTCAAACAGGCTATCTGGAAAGCCTCGACTAAACGGGATCAGTGGAAGAACTACACCGCCCACTGGGAAGACTTTGAGCGCGAAATCAAGGAGAATGATCTCTATGCTGGCGAGTCAGCTTACCACCGCGCCCAACTAATCTACGGCTACAACCGAGAATTCGACGGCAAGTTTACCCAGCTTATCGGTTCCCGCGATTCTTCGGATTTTCTCTACGAGCGATATAGCCGCTACGGCAATGTCAACCAGTGCTTCGTCATTTTCACTTACGGAGTCGGACAGGGAACTTTCCATACGATTCGCGGACTCAAGCAGAAGATCTATAACCAGATCCAGATTTCCAATCGCGTTCTTTGCCAGTCGGCACAAGCCGCCATTACCTCTGGGTTGATCCAGTTGCAGGGGGACGCCGAAGCCATCCAAGACTTTCAATATATTGAGGTCGGGCCTTATACGTTCATCCCTAGCGGGCTGACCCCGATCCAACTTCAACCGCCGTCGATTGCTACTCAGGGACTTCCCGTCTACAACCTTATGAGTCAAGTGTTGCAGAATAATACGGGTAGCTATCGTTCGCGTCAGGCCACTCCAGACGGCCAAGCCCGTTCTGCTACAGAAGTTGTCCAGCAAGCCCGCCAAGAATCGACCTTGAACGCCGCAGCATTGGAACTTTTCTACACTCCGTATAACAAGCTTTTGACCGAACAATACCGCAGGGCGGTCAATCCTCTCCTTACAGCAAACGACAAGGGCGGGCAGCTTGCCCTTGAATTCCGCCGCCGCTGTGCGCGTCGAGGAGTTTCTATTGAGCGTATGCGCCAATTCCTTAAGGTCACGGCATTCCGCGCCATGGGTGACGGAAGTCCCGTAATGACCGAAATGGCGAGCAAGCAACTCATGGAGCTTTATTCTTTAATGGATGAGAAGGGTAAGGAAAACACCTTGCGTTCTGTTATTGCTGGCATCTCTGGTGTTGGCTGGCAGAAGGTTAATCTCTTTGTTTCTGACAAAGGCCCGCGCCGTGTGGTGGACTTTGATATTGCCAACCTTGAAAACGGTAACCTGCGTCAAGGCATTCCGCAGATGGTTCACGATAGCCAGAATCATGCGGTGCATATCGAAGCCCACATCCCGATGATTGCCGAGATTATTGAAGCCCATCGTCAGCAGCAGATGGTTGATGAGCAGGCAATGCAGATCCTTCGTCCTGCCGCAGACCATGTGACCGAGCATCTTGTCTTCTTCTCCAATAATAGCTATCGGGCACAGGAGGTGCGCGAACTCAAACGCCAACTCCAGAACCTCACAGCTTACATCGACGAGCTAGAGCAACAGGTGATCAACCGCATGATGGCCCAGCAGAGCCAAGCCCAAGAACAGGCCGCACAGGCTCCGCAAGGACAGATTGATCCACGCTCCGAAATGGAACTCCAGAAGGCCCAATTGAAACTGGCCGAGATGCAAGAGAAGCGGATGATGAACCAAGAGACCCACCAACAGAAGATGGAAACCATCCGTCAACAAATGGCTCTTAATGATCTCAAGACGCGCAGTTCTATTCTTGAAAAAACCGCAAGACCCGCAGGCCGACCCCCGATGGCCGCACAAACAGCGTAGAAATTAAGATATTTATACTAGACAAAGTTATAATCTGCGTATAGTTAGGACTTATTAATGGAGTGGACAGATCAAGATGCCCGCGAATGGGCTAAGACATGGGCGCTGCCCAATATGCAGAAGGGGCTTAAATTTATCTCCAAACGGGTTCGCCCGAAACGGAGCAGTAGCCCTGTCGCTCAAGGTTTCGATCTGTCGCCAGTGTTTATTAAGAGCGCGGGTTTTTATGAGGGCAGTCAAGAGGTTATGGATCTCATTGATACCTTGGGTCAGGGACAGGTAAATAAACCCAAATTTGACTTGCCAGAACCATTCTCCCATATAACTTCAGAAGAAACCAACTAACATAACTAATATACTATTATGGCCGATATCCTTAATTCCGCCCTCACGGGTGAAGCAGACTTTGCTGGCACAATCTTTGGCGGCAAAAACCAAGAACCCGCAGTAGAGCCTACGCCGAGTGAATCTCCCGCGCCTGAAACCCAGCAAGAAGATCCAAGGCCCGCAGCCGAAGCGGAAGCTCCCAAAGAGGAGAAAAAAACTCCCGTCAAAGCGGAACCCAAGGCCGAAAAGAAGCCCAAGGCCACCAAGGAAGAGACTGCCAAGGCGGTAGAAACGCTTACCAAAGAAGTTGTTTCTGAGAAGACCGAAGAGAAATCAAATGAGAATACTTCGGAAGACGATCTCCCGCTTAACCCCCACTTTGCCGATAAGCCCATCTCGGACAAACCAGAGGGCGACGATTCTGAGAAAGGTGTCTCAAGCTGGAAAGAGATCAAAAGCGAAATGAAAAAGGCCCGCGAGGAGCGGGATCGTCTTAAGGCTGAATTGGACGCCACCAAAGAGAAGGTGGGCAAATATGAGGGGGAAACAGTCAAGAGCCTACAAGAGGAGCTTGAGGGCTACAAAACCCGCCTTGCCGAGCTAGGACGCGAGCTAAAGACCGCCAACTTTGAGCGAAGCCCCGAATACGTCGAGGCGATCAAAAAGCCCCTGAGCGGCCTTCAGGGCGATTTGAAGGCTATTGCAGAAGCTAATGACGCAGACTTTTCTAAACTTTGGCAGGCATTGACCGAGCCAGACGCCCGCAAGCGTATCGACTCACTGGAGGATCTTACCACCGACTTCAAGCGCATGGAGCAGTTGTCCATTGTCAAGATGGCCGATAAATACCATGAGTTGGCCCAATACCATGAAAGGTTCCAGAAGGAGGCTGAAACCCTTGCAGAGGCCGAATCCGCTCGTAAGGCTCAATCTGAGCAGGAATTTATTGAGAATGACCTCCGCCTCCAGAAAGCCTTTACGGCCAAAACTTGGACAAATCTTGAAGACCGCTATAACTTTCTCCAAGAAATCGACGGTCAGGATGAGTGGAATAGCCATATCCGCAATGCCAAGAAGAACGCCGCAGAGACCAATTTGGATCGCTTGAGCGTTGAAGACCGAAGCGCCATCCTTGCACGGGCTGCTGTAGTCCCCTTCCTTGAAAGCGCCATCAACCACTACACCACCCAAATGGAACGGGTGAACGCCGAAAAAGACGGCAAGATCAAAGAACTTCAAACTCAACTAGAAGGTCTGGTTGGTGCTACACCGAGCTTGGGCAAGGCCACAGAGACTGACAGCAACGACGATGGGGATGAAAATCCCGATAGTCTAATGAATTTCGGAAAATCTATTTTCCGCTAAAATTCTGCTATTGACAATTTAACGCAAATGTAATAGTTTGCGCTCAAGACTTAAGTCTGAGTTGGTCGCAGACGCCTCGCTGGCTGGTTAGCCTTCAAAATTTGTAGCCGTAAATCTCTGGTCGCGGCCCAGAAAATCAACCGATAGACGGGCATTCCATGCCTTGATATCAAAACTAACCCTTAAACTAAATAGAAATTAAATAATATGTCAGCACAAACTGCTACTACTTGTGAGGCCATCAACGACAATTTCCAAAGGGAAACTGGTCGCGTTGCTCTTGGCACTTACCGTTTGGGTCTCTACAAAGACCCGTATCTGCGTTTCGTTTCGCAATCGGCATTCCCCGACAACATGGGAGCCGTCATCAAAAACACCATTGCCCAGCGTTCGATTTCCACTGGAACCGATGGATGGGAAGACATTGGCGTCACGGGCGGGACTAGTCCCGATCCTAACAACAACAACTCCTGCTTGCCTAACGTCCGCAAAGTCGGTTACGCCTTCGATCAGAAGGATTTCCGTCTGCGCCATTTGGCAATCGAATCCGATTGGATCTGCTTGGAAGATGTTCGCACCTCCGCCTTCCCCGTGGAAGATGTCAACAACTACATCAAGATCCTTGCCGACAACATCAACGTTGAGTGGACTAAGCGTTATGACAACGACTATCTTGCCAACTCCACCATTCTCAGTGTGGAACCTGGATTTGATAAAGTTGTATCGTCTCCGACCACCTTCAGCGCGGCTGGTTTGGCCACGATCACTGGCTTGACCGCTCCTACGAGCGTTCTCACGACTGGCGTTCTTCGTCAGGTCTACGACACCCTCTACAGCAGCAATGCTGGCGATGACGGTGATGCGGTGACCGATGACGGCGCTCCCGTGTTCAACGTGTTTTCGGATCGCGGAACCATCGAACAGTTGATCAAGATCAACCAAGATATCCGTCAGGATATTCGCTGGAGTGATCGCGTGAATGATCTGCTTGGAGCCAATGGCCAGATGCTTCTTCCCAAGAAGAGCTATGCTGGTTATGTATTCCATAGCCGTCCGTTCCCGAAACGCTTCAACGATGGCGCTGGCGGCACTCTTGTCGAGGTTGCTCCATACATCACCACTGGGGCCACCAAGGGCACGAAGGCCATCATCAACCCCGCTTACGTCAATGCGAAGTACACCTCCACGGTTGTCTTCCATCCGAAGGCGATGGAGTGGCTGGTTCCGAACCCGAACCTCAAGGTCGGTAAACTGACTTATGATGCTCAGAACTATCGCGGAGATTTCCGCTGGGTCAACGAGTATGATAAGAACTGTAACCCCGACAAGAATTCTGGTTACTGGCGGGCCAAGATGGCTTGCGCCGTCAAACAGAACGTTCCTGAGTGGGGCTACTATATCATCCACCTCCGTTGCAGCCTTGCGAACGATCTCGTTCCTTGCGCGAGCGGTAGCGGATATGGTTACCTCGTTCCGTAATAGATAGTCTCTATTCATCAAGGCTTGCCTTAGAGTAAAATCTAAGGCAAGCTCTATGAGGAGAGAATAACTATTATGAAACTAACTATACCGACAGATTATACCCTGCCTGAAGATGTTGCTGATGGCGATACCTTTGAAGAGCTTGTGACCTTCCGTGTTGACGGAGATTCGTTGGTTCCCACCATGTTGGCTGGCGTCGAGATTGCGGCTGAAGAGGCCGAAGACGAAGACGAGATGGAGGACGAGGCTGCTGACGAAATGGAAGCGGGCGTGTCCCCAATGGCTGGCATGGGTGAGCGTATCATGGGCATGGCTTAAAGGACGGAGACCATAGGCTATGGCTCTCCCTACTTTAGATGCTACTTTTGCTTCGGCGGCGGATGTGCCCCGAAGGTATATGCTTTCCCAATGGCTGGTAGGAGAGTTGGGTTCGGGGTCGGTCGCAGATTACATCACCCTCCCAGAACGCTATCTCTGGGCCAAGATTGCCGTAGCCGCAGGCGCACCTAGAAGCGAAGCAGACTACATCTCCCTTCCTAAACAGTATGCGTGGAGTGATATCTACAATGCTGTTGCGGTGTCTAGTGGCAACCATACCGACTGGAGTGAGAACGTGGCTCTAGGCCATATTGCCGCCGCTTATCGCGGAGACACGGCCAACCCCGCAAACCTAGCCACCTATATTGATTGGCATTGGCGCTATCAAGTGGCCTCCATTATTGGATCTTTTGGCGGTCAACCAGCCCAAGATTATATTGAGTATTTAGTTATTGCTGGCGGCGGCGGTGGCGGTCAAGATCACAACTCTGGTGCTGGTGGGGCTGGCGGGTATCGTTCATCAGTATTAGGTGAGTTATCAGGTGGCGGAGCAGCGGCGGAATCCCGTCTATTATATTCATCTGGCAATACTTGGACAATTACAGTTGGTGCGGGTGGCGCTTATGGTTTAGTCGGCTCCGATAGTACAATCACTGATGGAACAACAACCATCACTTCAGCGGGTGGAGGCGATGGAGGCAGCGGATGGGCCGAAAATTTTGCAGGAGGAAACGGAGGATCTGGTGGTGGTGGATCATATAGCTCTCGCGCTGGAGGAACAGGAACAACCAACCAAGGCTACGCTGGAGGAACGACTACAAATGTCGGCTCTCCTTATGGAACTGGCGGCGGCGGCGGCGCGGGTGGCGCTGGCGGAAGCAATGTAAGCGGCGAGGCTGGAAATGGCGGACTTGGCCTGTCGTCCTCAATTACGGGAACGTCTGTCAGCCGTGCTGGTGGCGGATCAGGAAGCTCGGAAGGAGGGTCAGCGCCAACACAAGAAGCAGGAGGAGGCGCAGGCTCGCAGACCATCGGAGCAAATGGGGGCAATGGATCTGCAAACACGGGCGGAGGCGGCGGCGGCGCATCTGGCGGCGGACTCAACAGAGGAGGAAATGGCGGAAGCGGCATAGTAATTCTGCGCTACCCAGACTCTCGCCCAGCAGCCAGTGCTACTACTGGATCTCCAAATTATACAGTATCTGGTGGATATAGAATATATGAATTCAACTCTAGCGGATCAATTACACTTTAATTTATGGCTCATTTTGCAAAAATAAATTTAGATAACATCGTTGAACAAGTTGTTGTTGTTAACAATAGCGATTGTAATGGCGGAATATTTCCACAAAGCGAATCTTCTGGATCGGAGTTTTGCGCCAATTTATTTGGAGGAACTTGGAAACAAACAAGTTACAATGGTAACTTTAGAAAACAATTTGCTGGCATTGGATTCAAATATGACGAACAACTAGATGTCTTTATTCGCCCACAACCATTTCCATCTTGGTCATTGAATCAAAATGGAGATTGGATAGCGCCAGTTGAGCGCCCAGAATCTGGAGACTATATTTGGGACGAAGATAGTCATTCTTGGATGGAGGTTGAAAAATAAAAAGTTATGAGTATCGAAACTGTGAGAAATGAACGTGGAGTAAAACTTACGATGAGCGAGTTGATTGCGGGCATCGCCCTGATGGTTACTTTGTTTTCGGCGCTTAATGGTTGGGTTGTCTTGCCCGAACAAATGCGGTCTATACAAGCCAATGATGCTAAACAGGATGCGCGGATTGAGATGATCAATAAAGAAAACCAAGAGAGATCCGAGACCCTAGCCCGAATTGACGAGCGCACAAAAAGAATCGAAGATTACTTGAAATCTAAGGGATTCTAGTCTAGCTTTAAATCTATGAAATCATTCTTTGCCAAAATCTGGGGTATTACCTCAAACGTCTTTAACTTCTTCCTTCCCGTCCTTCGGGAAATTGCTTCCTCTTCGGTAGCAGTTCTTCTCCCGATTGCTTTGGAGATCGTCCAATCGCTGGCCTCCACCGACAAAACTGGGGCCGAAAAGCGCGAAGCCGCAGTCAAAAAACTCACTGCTGCTGCCAAAAAGCAAGGTGTCAGTGCTTCGGAGTCTCTGATTCGTTTCACTGTTGAGTCGGCGGTTCAACGCTACAAGCTGGAGCAATAATTAAATGAAAGATAAAATCCTCGCGTTTCTAGTCAGTAAGCTGGGTGGAGTCATTACTCCCCTCATTGCTATGGCGGTTGCTGCAATTGTCTCTCGCCTCGCCATGGTTGATCCCAAGTTGGCGGAGTCCGTCGATCAGGTCAGCCTTACTGGCTTCATTGTGGCTCTCCTTATTTCTATCGTCAACTACGTTACAAACGAAGTAAACGTCAAAGGCATTAAGAAGATCCAAGCCTTGGTCAATACTGACGAAGATGGTGTGGCTGGGCCGATTACCTATACCGAAGTTCGCAGGGCTATCGCTATCAAGAAGCCCGTTCGCCGCAAGAAGAAATGAGGCTGTCCCATGAAACCCTCAAAGCAATACTCGTCAAACTCCCGCCCGAAGAAGATCGCAGAAATTTCTTTGTCCGTTTACTCAGTTCCATCCGATTCACCTCCAAAGTCAAGTGGCGCAATGATGGAAAAGCTTCCGTCTCCATCGGAGTCCGAGGCGGAACGGATCTATAGGAATTGGGACATCGGCCAGAGGCAGTGCAAATGGTAAAGAAACTTGCAGACATTGCGCTTTCGCAAGTCGGAGTTAAAGAAGTTGGTGGGAACAATCGCGGTAAGAAAATCCGCGAATATCAGGCTGCAACTAACTTAGCGCCAGCAGCTTGGCCATGGTGTGCTGCGTTTGTTGATTGGTGTGTGGCTCAGTGGCTCAATGACAATGAAGTTGTTTCTTGGCTTGGCCTAAAGACCATGACCCCCAGTAAGTGGCGTCCAAGGACACCCGCCGCTTTCGGGCTAATTGAATGGGCCAAGAAGCGCCCAAACACCACCCAAGTCATTTACAATACCAAGGCTCCCAAGGTCGGGGACATTGCGGTCTTTGACTTCTCTCACACGGGAATTGTAGTGGCTACAAGCAAAACAATGTTTGACTGTGTTGAGGGCAATACAAACCAGCGCGGAACCAGAGACAGCGATTCGGGTGACGGCGTTTGGCTCAAGAGCAGAAACCATTCTTTGGCAAGGTGTTACATTAGAATTAATCAGTCGAAAGTTAAATGAAAGAGCAGCCCAGTCCCCGAAAGAAAAAAACCTACCGCAAGCCTGAATTCAGAGAATGTCCCTATTGCGGCTCAAAAAATATTGAACAAACCGTGATCAAGCATGTCGGAGTAATCAAGACATGCAAGAATTGCCGCGAACAAATCGACTAAACCTATGGCCTCTCACGACGAAAGACTCCAGAAGGTATTGGACAAACTATGTCGCGATTTGGTTGAATACTTTGATTCGGGCTTTGTCGTTGCCACTTTTCAAGACGGCCACGAAACAAAAAACGCTTTCCTCAAGTTCGGCAATGATTACGCCATCGAAGGCATTGTATCCAATATCCATGACATCCTCTACGGGCAAGAAGAGGACGAGGACGGGGATGACGATTTAGATGACGGAGATCTGAAAAAGATTATCAAGGACTCTTAATACAATGGCTAATGGAACCTTATCCTTCACCCTTCCAGAGGAGCGACAAGAGTTTGAAGATGCTTGCAAAGCAAGCGATTTTCGCGCTGTTCTTGATTGTTTTGATAGGGAGCTTCGTTCCCATCTTAAGCACGATACTCATCCTGAGTGGGATGGGTCTACTGTTGAAGAAATTAGGAAGATTCTTTGGGATCTGATTGCCGACTACGGCATCAATCTCTACTAACCATAACACACATGACTACAGTATACATCTGTGGCCCAATGAGGTCACATCCCAACCTTAATCATCCTGCATTCTTTGAGGCCGAAGAGACCCTACTAAAGGCGGGGCACAAAGTGATCAACCCCGCAAGGATGGATCAAGAGCTTGGGTTAGACCCCCACAACTCCCAGATGGACAGCAAGTTCATTGAAGACTGTGCCCGAAGGGATATTGATGCAGTCTTTGAATGCGATGAATTGGTTCTCCTTCCAAAATGGGAGAAGTCCAAGGGGGCGAGAGCGGAGGTCGCCGTAGCCCAATGGCTATGGAAACCCTTGCGTCTTTACCCATCTATGGTTAGATTGGACAAAGAAGATGTGTGCGACATTGCAAAACGTCTTACTTCCTATGATCGGCAAACTGACTACGGAAGCCCGATTGAAGACTTTACCAAACAGGCCAAGATGTGGGGAGCTATCCTTGGAATCAATGTGACCCCTCAACAAATCGCCATGTGCATGATTGCGGTTAAGCTTTCCAGACTCACCAACTCACCCCGCCATCGTGACTCAGTTGCAGACATCTGTGGCTATGCACGGTGTTTAGATCTTTGTAACCAAGCAACCTCTCTATGAAAAAAATAGCAGTCCTCTCGGACTTCCACTGTGGCCACAAAGTAGGGTTAACCCCGAAAGGCTACCTCCCAGAAGAACCAGCCGAAGAGCGGTCACGTTGGGTAAATGCCAACAAAGCCTACTACAACTGGTATAGTCAGAATATCCGTAAAAACGGCCCCTACGATATCATTTTCCTCAACGGAGATCTTGTGGATGGAACGGGAAAGAAATCGGGCGGCACGGAACAAATCACTACCGACATGGAAGAGCAGTGCGATATGGCAGTTAAGATTATCCGCGAAATCCCGAAAACCAAAAACTGCAAGATTGTTATCACTAGAGGAACCCCCTACCACACGGGAGACTCAGAAGACTGGGAGAACATTATTGCAGAGCGTGTAGACGCCGCAATTGGAGAACATGAGTGGGTAGACGTAGAAGGGGTTGTATTTGACCTTAAACACCATCCAGCGGGCTCTAGTGGCATTCCCCATGGTCGGCACTCAGGAGTGGCCAGAGATCGCCTCTGGAACCTCATATGGTCTGAAAAGGAACTACAGCCCAAGGGGGATGTCTTTATCCGCTCCCATGTTCACTACCATAACTTCGCAGGAGGCCCAGACTGGTTGGCTATCACCACCCCAGCCCTTCAAGGTTTTGGCTCACGTTTCGGAGCTAGACGATGCACTGGTATCGTGGACTTCGGATTCTTGATCTTTACAGTCAACAAAGGAACATACACATGGCAACCCATCATAGCAAAACTAGAGGAGCAAAAAGCTCCAATGATAAAATTGTAGTCCCGCCTTGGGACAGTGTCTGGGAATCTTTTAAAAAAGACCACACCAAGACTACTGTTGAAGCCATGGAGTCCGAAGGATGGAAAATGGCCATTACCGCTGCCAAAGAAATCGGGCTTTCAAGGCAGGGAATATTCGATCTGATAGCTAACGGAAAGATGGAGTCCACCAAGAAAAAAGTATTCTATAGCGAAAAAACTCGTGAGGTGACTTTTGTCAGGCCAAAGATTTAAGCCTGATCGGCCCGATCACAGCATCCCGACAACCTTTTGCGATTGGATGGGTGGGCGCGTTCTGAAGATGTGTCAAATGCCGC